TTCCTTTTTCGCGGCCTTTTGCCGACCCGGCTAGCCGCCGGGCTGCAAATGGGCAAGGCCCCGAAAGGTCTACAGCCTCCGGGGCCTTGCTGGGTCTGGCTCCCCGAACAACGCTTACTGCGAACCGCCAGCATTGGCATCGAACTTCCTGCGCGCTGGCGGATTGCCGCTTAGATTTCTGGGGTGCCCTGCCTGAAATCGAAGGGCACAATTATACCCCAGCCACGCCCGACAACGCCTCCCCCTTTTTCCGTCCTGATTCCTGCCGACAATCGGCAGGATGGCAAAGTCTGACTATTCCAAGCCTCTTGACGAGGTAACGTTCCGCTGCGGGCCTTGCCGGCGGACATTTTCCGGGCCGCCGGAGCGAGTGGAGGACCAGCCCGACCGGGATTGGCATCCATTCGAGTACGTGGCCAGCTGTCCGGCCTGTGGCGCGGAGACGGGGGCGGCGCACTGGTGGCTGGCGCTGCTCAAGGGCTGGCAGAACGCGACCGGGCCGCGTACCGATGCCGGAAAGGCGGCGACCGCGGCGAATCTGGAGGGGCACCCGACCCCTGAGGAGTCGCTGCGGACTCGGTTCAACGCGATGAAGCACGGGCTGGCTGCCAAGACCGCCACCTATTTTCCGTCGTGCCCCGGGAAATACTCGTTCTGCTCCGGATGTGACGTGGATTGGGGCTACTGCGCAACCCAGCCGGCATGCATCAAGCAGACGCAGCTTTTCATGCAGCACCACGCTGCCTTCGAGCAGCGCAACCCGAAGCACCTCTCTGGCATCTATGCCGACCTGCAGGCGGCCCTGTTCGCCGTCCTGCAGCAGATCCTGCAGACCATCATCGCCGACGGCGTGAAGATCGAGGCGCCTGAGTACTACCTGGACAAGGAAAACGGCAACCTGGTTGTGGCGCAATACACGGATGACACCGGGGTGGTGCGGACCATCAAGGAAATCACCGCCCACCCGCTGTTCAAGCCCCTGGGCGAGTTGCTCTCACGCAACAACCTCAGCCTGGCTGACATGGGCATGACGCAGAAGGTCATCGACGACGAGGAGCAGGAGTTCGGTCGCCTGCAGGCGCAGGAGCAATCGCGCGAGGTCCTGGCTGAATTCGCCCAGCGCCAGGCCAAGGCGATCGAGGATCTGGGTGGGCTGATGTCACGAGCCAACGCCGCCCGCGATCGCGATCCGATCCTGATCGAGCACCAGCAGCAGAGTGGTGTGACGGGCTAGCCGTGCGCCCAATTCAAAGCACAGCAGAACCGGAGTAGTGAAGATGACAAAGAAAGTGCGAGTCGAAAACGCCTGCAACAGCGATTACAAGGTGGTGGTGCAGACCTGGGACAAGGGACCCGAGGGCGAGCCGGACATTCTGGTTCGCGAGCATGTGCTGGGCTGCCCGACGGCCATGACTGGCGACGAAACCTACATCACCAGCACGCGCTACCTGGTAATCAAGGAAGCATAGGGGCCCGGCCGGAGATCTGAGCGCCGTGACCCGCGTCTCCCGCACCGATCGCATCGTCATCGCCAGCCGGGCCGAGCAGGCGATCATGAAGTACGCCCGCACGGATCCGGAGACGGGGATGCGGCTGCACGGGCTGTGGCATAAGCACGTGCACAACGTCGAGCTGGATCCGGTGCAGGTGCTGAAGATGATCGAGATGGACCAGCACCAGAACACGGTCGACGTGTCCTGCCGGCGCACCGGCAAGACGGCGGTGAAGGAGATGTACCTCCTCGAGCACAACGCGACGATGCCGCACCAGACCGTCGGCATCGTCGCGCCGCGGCAGCAGCAATCGCAGAACAACCTGAACTATCACCTGGACGCGATCCGCCGTTCCGAGATGCTGAAGGCCTTCGTCGGCTACAAGTCCGGGCGCGAGCAGCTCTCCGACACGCGCTACCAATTCGCCAATCAGTCCGGCGCCGCGGCCTACGGCATCATGGCGCAGATCGACGGCGACTCGCTGACCGCGGCGTCGCTGGAGGAAACCGACGACATGCCGGCCGACCGGCTGACGTCGCGCTTCCTGCCCATGCTGGGCGCGGCGCGTCGCCTGGGCGTCGATCGCGGTACCGCCTCGTTCAAGCCGCAGGTGCGCATCACCGGCGTCTTCAAGGGCGCGGACGTCCTGCAGAGCCTGATCGATTCCGGCAGCTACCACCTGCTGCCGGCGGTCGACGTGTATCTCGGCATCGAGCTGGGGATCCTCAACGAGACCTTCATGCTCGACATGCGCGGGCAGCTTTCCGAGGGCGAGTTCATCCGCCAGTTCCTGTGCAAAAACGTCGCCAGTCAGAACTGGATCTGGGAGAAGTACATACGCCGCGCCATGGCCGTCGGCCTGGCGGCCAGCCTGACGCCGGCGGAGCCGATGCCAGGCATGCGCTACAAGAAACGCGGCCTGGTCGCCTTCGGCTACGACCATTCCGGCCACGGCGAAAGTCTCACCGCGTCGCGCTCCGCCCTGGTGGTGCGCGAGCAGATCGGAAACTTCATCTGCACCGTGTTCGTCAAGACCTGGCCGCCCGGTACCGACGACAAGGTGGTGGAGCTGGACCTGTACGGCTTCTGGGAGTACTTCCGCCCCGACGTGGCCATGGGCGACGCCTACGGCGTGGGCATGCTCACCAGCCTCAATGACCGCCTGTTCGCCGCCGGCCTGGTCGAGATCGACCGGCGCACCATCGGCGAGGGCGAAAGCACCGCCAGCACCTGGGACAAGTGGCCCTTTGCACCGATCCGCTTCCAGGGCTACGTCAAGCACAGCATGGCCAGCGCGCTGCGCACCGCCTTCCACAACGGGCAGGCGGCGATCGCGTATTTTGACGACGGCACCGAGGTGGTGGCCGACAGCGCCAACGGCCGGCTGCACGAGGTGCCGCTGATTCGCCTGGAGCGATCGGCCGACGGCCTGGCCGACTGGCGGACCTACACGCGCCAGTTGGCCAACATCAAGGCCGAGGCCACCAAGGCCGATTACTCCAGCTTCAAGATGGCCGACCCGAAGATTGGTGACGACCTCTTCGACGCCGATTGCGCCGCCACCTGGGCGCTGTCCACGCGCGGCATCGAGCTGTTCGGCCCCGCGGTGATCGAGCATCGCCGCGTCACGCGCGAGCAGCTGCTGGGGATGTCTCAGTGAGCGCCGAAATTTCCACCGCCGAACGCGATCGAATCGCCGCCAACATCGCCTACACCAAGGCGCATCTGCCGGGCTTCGCGGCTTTCTTCAAGGATCTGCACGCGATGGGCATGGCCACCGGCTGGCGCGACATCGACTACGTCGGCCCGGCGCGTCCGGGCCCCAAAGGAATCACCGCCGACAAGCTGGTGCTGGAAAGCGCCACAGCACTCAAAGCGAGGTTAAAAAATGGGAATCATTGACGAGATCAAATCCATGGCGCGCGTCGCCGGCGCCAAGGCGCGTGCGCTCTGGCCGGGCGAGGCCTCCGGCTTCGAGCGCGGCAGCCGTGCCACGCCTGAAGCCTCGATGGACTACCTGTACCGGCTGCTGTGGGTGGATCCTAACCAGCGCCAGGCGATCCTCGACATTCGCGACATGGACCGCCGCGACGGCCGCGTCAAGCGCATCCATGCCCGTGTCGCGCGCGACGTAGTCAAGGGCGGCCTGGTGTTCAGCCAGGTCGAAGAAAACGATACCCTGCGCCGCGAATGGACCGACTTCGCGCGCCGGCTGCAGCTCACCCGCCCGGAAAAGCTGCGTTCCGATGCGCGCGGCCTGGTGATGGAAGGCGCGGCCTGCCTGCAGTGGGTGCTCGACGAAGGCAGCAACGTCGTCGCCGGCATCCGCATGCCCTCCGAGACGATCATTCCCCAGGTGAGCACCAGCGGCCAGTTCAAGGACAACCGCCGGGCGTATGTCCAATTCGATCCGGTACAAGGCCGTGAGCTGGCCGCCTTCGCGCTCTACCAGCTCACCATGGCGCGCTTCGATCCGGAGAGCTTCGACGACATGGGCGCGCTGGGGCGTCCCTTCCTCGACGCCACCCGTGAGGTGTGGAAGAAGCTCCGCATGACCGAAGAAGACCTGGTCATCCGGCGCCGGCAGCGCGCACCGCTGCGCATGGCGCACGTGCTGGAAGGTGCCGACCAGCCCGCGATCGACAAATACCGTGCCGAGGTGGAGCGAGACCAGACCCAGATCACCACCGATTATTTTCTCAACCGCAAGGGCAGCGTCACAGCGGTGCAGGGCGACGCCAACCTGGACCAGATCGGCGACGTGGTGCACCTGCTCGATACCTTCTTCGCCGGCTCCCCGATGCCCAAAGGCCTGATGGGCTACACCGAAGACATGGCGCGCGACATCCTCGAGGATCTCAAGCGCGACTACTACGAAGAGGTCGACGCCCTGCAGGACACGCTCTCCTGGGCCTACACCCAGGGCTTTCACCTGCACCTGCTGCTCAAGGGCATCAACCCCGAGGCCGAAGAATTCAGCGTCAGCTTCGCCGAACGTCGCACCGAGACGCCGAACCAGCTCACCGACCGCATGCTCAAGTGGCAAGCCATGGGCATGCCGCGGGGCCTGATCTGGGAGGAGATGGGCTACAACCCGCCGGACATCCGCGCCCGGCTCGACCAGGAAGCCAAGGACGGCAACCCATACCCAGACCCGGCGGCGATGGGTGGAGCACCAGGCGGCGCACCGGGAGCGAAACCCACCGTCAAAGTCACTCCCGGCAACGCCCCCAAAGGCGAGAGCGCCACCAGCACCACGCATTCGAACCGGCTCGCTGAAGTGCTGTACGTGCTCTACGATCCGAACCAGCCGCGCGATCCAGGCGGCGAGGATGGCGGGCAATGGACGGATGCCGCCACCGACGCCCAGGTGGAGGAGGCGACAAAGGCCATCCCGGCGGCGAGTTTCACGCCGATCCCGCGTGAAGGTGATTACCACGGATTGAAGTTCGAGCCCATTGTCGGCCCCGATCCGAAAGACCCCTTCACCATTCGCCCGGCGCGTTACGCCAAGAGCAAGGTGATCGTTCATACGCCCAGCGCCGACGGCTGGAAAACCCGCGCCGGCCGCCTGGCCGATGCGCTATCCAGGGGCAATTGGACCAACCGCGAAAAAGGCTATGTCATGTCGCCCTCCGCCGCCGAGAAGTTCCAGCGCGCGATGGCAGGCGGGTGGGACGCCAGCAGCATTACCGGCGAACTGAAACCGCCCGCCGGATTCATCGGGAAGCTGTCGGAGCACTGGCCGGAGGGGAAGTGAACACCCGCGCCCAGATCAAGCGCGCCACGCTGATCGGGCAGCGCGCCATCGAAGGGCTGGACGCCGAAACGCAGCAGGCCCTGATCGATCTGTATAAAGCCCAGGCCGCCGAGATCGCCGCGCGGATCCGCAACCATACCGGGCCCGACGACAACCTCGCGCTGCAGGAGCTGCGATCCCTGCTCGACCAGGTGCAGGGCATCCTGCGCCAGTTGAGCGACTCGCGTGACGCGCTGCTGGGCGAAGCGCTGGCCAAGGCCGCCGACTACGGCGCGCGCCCCGTCCTGGGCGCGGTGCTGGACACCGGTGCCGTGGTCAGTACCGCCGCCTCGATGCGCGTCAGTCAGGACGCCCTGCGCTTCATCCAGACCTTCATCGCCGAAGACGGCCTGCAGCTCGCCGACCGTATCTGGCGCATCGACCGCGGCGCGAAAGACAAGATCGTCAACGCCCTCGAATCCGCCATCATCCAGGGCCACGGCGCAGGCCAGGCCGCGCGCGAATTCCTTGCCAGGGGCGCGGCCGTGCCGGCGGACGTCGCCAACAAGCTCACCGCCGCCAACGCCGCCGGGCTGTCGAAGACCGCGCAGGAGATCATGACCGGCAGCGGCAGCCCGCTCGACAACGCCATGCGCTTGATGCGCACCGAGATCAACCGCGCGCACGGCGAGGCCTACATGATGGGCGGCGAAGACCACCCCGACTTCGGCGGCTGGCGTTTCCTGCTCTCGCCGCAGCACCCCAAACACGACATCTGCGACCTGCTCTCCACGCAGAACCTGCACGGCCTGGGCGCGGGCGTGTATCCGTCGCGCGAGCGCCTGCCCTGGCCGGCGCACCCGAACACGCTCAGCTTCGTCGAGATCGTCTTCAAGGACGAGATCACGACCGAGGACAAAGCCGGCAAGGAAACCCCGCTGCAGGCCCTGGCGCGGCTCTCTCCGACCCAGCGCGAAGGCGTGCTGGGCAAGGGCAAGGCCGAGATATACGACGCAGGCAAGCTCAAGCAAGACATGATCCGCGCGCCGATGGCTGCCGTGAAAAGACGCATTGCCTGAGTCGTCAACGCGACAAAACCTCCCCCTTTTTCCGTCTAGCCATCCCCCTGAAACTCGTCGCGTGATCCGTAGTGGGTCATCGCGCGGCGGGTGCGGTTCGCTCCCGAGCCCGCCGCGCATTTCGCGAGGTGGCTATGAATCAGGGCAGGCCCAGGCACATTCGACTCGATGCGCAATATTCCGGTGTGCTGCGTGCGCTCACCGGCCTTCATGTGAATCTGGAGGAGGGCGCAACCACGAGCTGGGTGACGGTGACGCGCACCGGAAGCTTTACCGATCCGCGCTACGGCAAGTTCGACATCACGAAGGCGATGCTGCTCTCGATGGTGGCGAATTTCGACGCGCGCACCTTCGGCCAGGACGTGTTCATCGACGTGGCCCACAACCCCAGCGGCGGCGCCGCGGGGAAGATTCTCAAACTCTCTGCAGATGGCGACCGGTTGCGTGCGCTGGTCGAATGGACGGCCCTCGGGCTGGCGGCCATCCGCGAGAAGGGTTTCCGCTATCTCAGCGCCGAGTATCACGAGAACTGGCAAGACAACGAGGCCGGCAAGAAACACGGCCCGGTGCTGCTGGGTGCGGGCCTGGTGATTCGGCCCTGCATCAAGAAACTCGATCCGATCCAGTTGTCCGAAGCCTCCGGCGACATGCCGACCTTCGTGCATCCCACGCTTCTTTCCGAATTGACCCAGGAGGTAACTATCATGTGGAAAACTCTCATCGCGGCCCTGACCGCCAGCCTCGGCAGCTTCAAGCTGGCCGAACCCGTCATTGCCGCTCTCGCCAACGCCGCCAGCAAGGCGCTGGAATCCGTCACCGACGAAGCGCAGGCCAAGCTGCTGATCGCGTCCTTCGAAGAATCCGGCAAGCAGCTCGCCGCGCAGATCGGCAGCCAGGTGGTCACGCTCGACATCAAACTGCCTGCTGCCGCCCCCGGCAAGACGCTGTCCGAAGACGACGTGCGTCAGTTGATGCACGCCGAAGCCAAGCGCCTGCACGATGAACGCACCGCACACGACGCCAGCCGCGTCGCCAACGTCAAGCTGCTCACCGACACCATCGTCGCCGTCAAGGACTTCGACGAGGGCCTGCGCAAGGAACTCACCGAGTCCGTCGCCGACCTGGTCACGGCCGACATGACGGCCGAGCAGGTGGGCAAGCTCGCCGCCTCGCAGATCGCCATGGGCAACCGCCTGCAGGCCGCGCGCAAGCTGTCCGGCATGGGCTTTCAGTTCGCCGGCAACGCGCACATCACGGTGGATTCCGGCAACGAGGTCAAGGCGCTGCAGGAAGCCGCCGACCGTCGCCTCGGCATCACCGGCCGCAGCGACGCCATCCGCTTCCGCGCCACCAACGGCGCGCTGCAGGAACCCAACCGGGTGCTGGCCGAGCAAGTGCTGGCGGCCTTCGACGCCGAGCACGGGCACCGCCTGCACCGCGAGCACATCATGCTTGCCGGCGGCGACGGCCTGGTCTCCGACGTGTCGGTCCCGGCCACTTTCGAGCGCACCGTGATCCGCGAGGCGCTGTACGGCCTGGTCGGCATGCAGTTCGTCGATGCCGGCACCGCGCCGTTCTCCGCCACGCATCAGATCCCCTACAGCTACCGCGACACCACCGCCGGCAGCCGCGACAGCACCCGCAAGTACGAAGGCCAGGCGATTGCGCGGGCCGGCGTCAAGCAGGCGATGGACACGGCCTACATCGTGCCGCAGAAGCTGGCCTTCGAGGTCTCGGACGAACTGCGCTACCTCACCAGCAACGGCCAGCTCAACTGGGACGTGCTCGGCGAAAACGCCC